AAGCTCTTGGCTTCGCCGTTACGGAAGAAGCTATGGAGGACAACCTCTATGACACATTCGCTAAACTGCGTGCCAAAGGTTTGGCTCGTGCTATGGCGAACACCAAACAAGTTAAAGCTGCTGATGTTTTCAACAACGGTTTTAACTCATCCTTTGCTGGCGGTGACGGTAAATCTTTCTTTGCCTCTGACCACCCCACCATTGGTAATGGCGACCAAAGCAATCTTCTAGCTGCCTCTGACCTTTCAGAAGCTGCTCTGGAAACTGCACTGATTGCTATTTCTAAAACTAAAGATGACCGTGGCATCCTAGTCGGAGCGCAAGCTGAAAGCCTGCACATCCCATCAGACCTGGCCTTTACTGCAGACCAGATTCTGAACTCGCCTCTGTCAACCACGATTGCTAACAATGCCACCAATGTCAACGACATTAACAGCATTCGCAATCAAGGTCTTGTCCCGAATGGCTTCTTCGTGAATCGCCGTTTCACGGACACGAATGGTTACTTCATTAAGACTGATGTGCCGAATGGTGCGAAAATGTTCGTTCGTTCACCGCTTCAGACTAAAATGGAGCCTGACTTCGACACTGGCAACCTTCGCTTTAAGGCTCGTGAGCGTTATGCGTTTGGTTTCAGTGACTGGCGTGGTTTCTTCGGAAGCGCAGGTGCTTAATTAAAACACCTATACGTTAACCTTTAAAGGGGGTGGGACTTGTATCTCACCCCCTTTTTTAGTATAATATACCTATTGACATTTTTATAGGAGCAATCAATGACTAATATTAGAAGCGCATTTGTTTCTGGAACTGGTACTTTTGTAGATTCTCTTACTAGCGTAACTGTTACTGACACCCGTGTACGTGGTGTTAACTGTGTAGGCACAGGCATCGTAGTTATTACTGGTACATCTGCTGACCCTTTTGGTAATACCAATGGTGGAAGAATTAAGTTTCAAGTGAACGGAAGCAATTATCAGGACTTCGCAGATAATGGTATTCGCATGGCAGGAAAAGTAATTGTATCTGCAGCAACAACCATTTCTACGACTATTTATTATGGCTAATTATACTTATCTTGTTACCGACATTATTGAGGCCAGTGAAAACGATGGCACTGAATTTGTCTCGGCTATACCTAGAATGGTTAATCGTGTAGAAGAACGGTTAACTAAAACACTAGATGATTATGGCTTGGTAACAATTACATCAGTTACACTATCCGCAGGAAAAAATGAACTTACTCTTCCTTCTGGAACACGTTATGTAAAGAATCTTCGTATTGAAGATAGCGGAACTAAAATTAATTTATTGCAAAGAACAGACGAGTTTATTAGTGATTACTGGCCTGTCAGTGCAAGTACAGGAACTCCAAAATATTATGCAAAGAGAACAAACACCAATGTTATCGTTGCTCCTACTGCAAGTGCTACTTACGGTGGGGAACTTGTATATGTCGCTAGACCAACTACACTAACCAGCGCAAATCCTAATAATTACTTTTCTGACTTTTGCTATGATGCCTTGTTTTATGGTTGCATGGTCGAGGCAGGTGACTTTATGAAAAACTTTTCAGTAAGCACATATTATGAACAGCGTTATCAAAACGCAATTGAAGCATTGAGAAATCAAGCACGCAGAACAAGACGTGATGACATGGAAGCACCTGCTTCTAAGGTCGGTGAAAATACATTAGGAGGAACACCATAATGGCTGGTAAAAAAAGAGTTGCCAAAAAAATTGCTAAAAAGGGAACTCAACTTCAAAAAGTAATTTCTGACGCAACCAAAGGAGAGGGAAAATTTAAAGAAGCGGCTAGAACAGAGCCTCTTTCTGGTGCATCCTATTCAGACTCTCCTGGTTTTGGTAATGCAAATGTAGGTAAAAAATCAGTTGCTGCTGAAGAAAGTATTGTTAAAGCTAGTATGTCTAAAACACAAAAAGCCAGACAAAAGAAAGCGGCTGAACTAGAAACTAAAGAAGAAAAAGGAACAATTACTGCTGCAGAAAGAAAATGGCTTAAAAATTATAATAAAACACAAGAGGCTGATACAAAGGCAGTTCAAAAATCTATTCAAAAAACACAACAGCAAAAAAAGAGTAAGGCTAAAGGTGTATCTCTTGCAGGTTCTGAAAAAGCTGGTGGTAGACAAGCTACCGCAACAAGTGAATATAAAAATCAAAAAGACTTTAGGGGAAATAAAATTAAAGTTGATGCTTACGGAAAACCAACGGGAAATACAATTACTGCGGATGGAGAGATAATAGGCAATCCATCAGACCGTATGATGGAGCAAGCAGCAAGAAATTTTATTGCTAGAAATTCAACACCAAAAGATAGAAGAATAAAGGCGCAGGTAGCAGAATTAAAAAGGCGTAGTCCTAAAGGAGAGCTTACTGAAAAAGTAAAAGACCCAAAAACAGGGGAGGTTACTGGCGTATTAAAATCAAAAGTGGGAAGTAGAAATCAAAGTAGAACAGCAAAAGATATGTCTGGTGTAACAAATCCAGTTAAAGGTCAGAAAAAAACATTTAAACAAATAGGTGGCAGAATAAAAAGTAAACCCCGTGGCGTAGGTGCTGCAACTCGTGGTTTTGGAAAGGCAATGAGATAATGGTAAAAAGTATTAAAAAAGCATTAAGACGCAATATTAAGAAAGCAAGTGTAGATAAAACTGGCCTACCTTCAAAATTTAGAAAAACTGTTTTAGGTGATGCTGATATACAAGGCACAGGCGCACCTCAATATGAAAGATTAAAGAAAACCTTGGGTAGAGATAAAGCTGAAGAAGTTATAAGTAATTTAAAAAAAGAGTTTAAAGCAGAAGAAAGAAAAATAAGAAATAAAACTTATAAATCTAAAGAGGCTAAAGAACAGGCACTTGAAAGACATTATAAACAATATGGTATGCAAGACATCCTTCCTTTAAATAGAAATAGAGGTGGTAAAATTATGAAAGATGTTCCAGCAGATAACCCAGGTCTAGCAAAACTTCCAACTAAAGTTCGTAATCGCATGGGTTACAAACAAACAGGTGGCAAAGTAACTGCTGGCTCTACAAGTAAGGGAAGTACACGTGGTACACCTTCACAAGGTGCAAGAGCTTATGAAGCACAAATTAGAAATAAACAAAAGTTTTTAGATGATATGGCTAAAGAAGAGGCTGCTCGTCTTAAAGGAAAAGGCGGTGAGATTTACTAAGGAGATTTTAAAATGAAAAAAGATTTAAATATAGCAGAAATAAAAAAAGAAATAAGTCGTCTTGAAATTGAGGCTCAACGATTAAGAAAAATGGCAATGCAAGACATTATGAGAAAAAGCAAGGGACAACCTATTAAAAAAAATATAGGTGGTAAAATAGGTGACTTTGGCAGCGGTGTCTCTATGAAAGGCAGCACTATAAACTATGGCGATTAAACGTAAAAAACAAACCGCTAGTAAAATTAAAAAAGTAGCTAAAGGTTTAAAGAAAGCAAGTAAGACTCATGCTAAACAAGCCAAGATTTTGTCTAGTGTAAAACTAAAAAGGGGCGGTAAAGCTAAAAGCAAAGTAAATGAAGCAGGTAACTATACTAAACCTACGATGCGTAAAAATCTTTTTAATAAAATTAAAGCAGGTAGTAAGGGTGGTGCACCTGGTCAGTGGTCGGCACGTAAAGCACAAATGTTGGCTAAAGAATATAAAGCAAAAGGTGGAGGCTACAAGTCGTAGTATGTTAAATGGCAAAAAGCAAATCTCAACAGTCTCTCGACAGATGGACAAAACAGAAGTGGAGAACTAAGAGTGGCAAGAAGTCAAGCAAGACTGGCGAAAGGTACTTACCAGAAGCGGCTATTAAGGCACTCACCCCAGCAGAATATGCGGCAACATCGAGAGCAAAAAGAAAAGGAACTAAACAAGGAAAGCAGTTTGTTAAGCAACCTCAAGCTATAGCAAAGAAAACTGCAAAGTATCGTAAGGCCGCAAAAGGTGGCAAAATTTCAGGACACAACAGATTATATTAGGAGATATTTAAAATGGCTATATCAAAAAAGAAGGGCGGCAAAATGGACGCTATGGAGAAAATTCTTAAGTCCATGTCTGCAAAAGAACGAAAAGCATTTCTTGAATCAATGGGCTTTGCTACTAAAGATGCAGAAGGCGTGTCTCGTAGCTACCGTAAGGCTGGCGGCAAGATGAAAAGCAAAGGCTACAAAGCTGGCGGCAAAATGAAAAGCAAAGGCTACAAAGCTGGCGGCAAAATGAAAAGCAAAGGCTATGCTGGTGGCGGCAAAGTTAAGCAAGAAAAAGCTTTAGAACTTAAGAAAAAAGCAGGTCCAAAAAAATCACAAAATAAGAAAAAGGAAACTAAAAACCGTGATTTGTTTGGAGGTCTTCTTTTGGGCGGTGGTTATCAAAGAGGTACAATGCCAGGTGACACTTTTAAAGCAGGTGGCAAAATAAAAAGCAAAGGCTACAAGGCTGGCGGCAAGATGAAAAGCAAAGGCTACAAAGCTGGTGGTAAGATGAAAAAGAAGCCACAGTCAGGACATAATAGGTTGTATTAATGGCAATTAATTATCGAGGCGAGAGATTCTCTGGGTATAATAAACCAAAGCGTACCCCTGGTCATAAAACTAAAAGCCATGCAGTTCTTGCAAAAGAAGGTGACAAGGTTCGTTTAGTTCGTTTTGGTCAGCAGGGTGTAAAGGGTGCAGGTAAAAATCCAAAGACTGCAAAAGATAAGGCACGTAAGAGGTCTTACTATGCTCGTCACGATGCACAAGGCAAACCAACAACAAAGCTTAGTGCAAAGTATTGGTCACATAAGGTTAAGTGGTAATGACAATAACTAGGGCAGCGACCAGTCAGCAGATTAGAAAGGCAGGTGGTCTTAAAAAACGAACTACTGGCTTGAAGCGTCCAAGAGGCGTAAGTCGTAATAGGGCTGGTCGCACTAAACGTAGGAAGTAATGGCATTGCGAAATAGAGAAAAGTATTTTTGGTTTAAACCAATGAATAAAATTATGCACAAAGTATATCATAATGTTGACTCTAAAAAAACTTGCGGCAAAGAGAACTGCAAATGTAAATGTCACGAAAAAAATAAGGAAAAGGATAAGTAGTAATGGCAACATCAGGAACATATAGCTTTTCAATGGATATTGATGAAGTAATCCAAGAGGCAATGGAAATGATTGGTGGTGAACCCACGCTGGGTGAGGAGCCTCGCTCTGCTTT